GCCGTCGGCGAAGACTGCGTGCTGGGCGGCAAAGGCATCAATGTGTCCGGTGTGCTCCGGGAGCTGGGCTGCGAGAGCGTGGCGCTGGGCTTTGTGGCGGGCGAGACCGGCGCGTGGCTGGAACGCCCCACGGAGAAAAAGTCCTCATATATCGCTTTGATAACCTCCGCATCGTAGAGTGCATTGTGTTTCTGGCCTTTCGGCAAAGCAATTCCTCTGTCCGTAAGTAACTGCTCTCTCGAAATGTCAAAAGCTGCCTTTTCTGAAATATCAAGCATCGTTGCAATGTCCTGATTGATGTCGTGACAAGCCGGTGTAATAAACTCAGGCAACTTCATAGCGTTTCCTGCCAATAAGTCAATCAGTAACACCATATCGTAATGCGAGACATCTGAAACGAATACTGCAGCATAATCACTGTCAAAATTAGCGTCCATTTCAAGCCATTCCATAAGTTCGCAACAAACATCTGCCTTACTGCCGATTACAGTCGTTGTTTTATTGTCGGCTGCCAGACTTTCTTCTAACTCCGCATTGCCACTCAAAACCAAATGATCGAGAACATTCTTCTCAATCCATTCATCACACATACCCTCATCATAGTCCGTCAACTCTGCATAGAACCTATCTCCTGTGTCTGAGACAATTCCTATGCTGATAAGAGTTGTGTCCTTACGCAGACCAGTAAACTCTGTGTCAAAAAAATAGGTTCTCATGTGGTTTCCTCCGTTTCGTTTGGGATCTCCGGCACAGCTTCAAAATTCACTCTCAGATACCGTTCAAACAGTGAAGCGCAAACCATTGTGTAGCTGTATACTTCTTTGTCAAGAACCTCATCCTTGATAGAATCCGTAATCTGAGTCATCATAATTGCTGTCGGAGTTGTTGATTTCTCGTTCTCAAATGCTTTCAGCATAATGTTGCCGTCATATCCCTTGGCAAATTCCCTCAGCGTCATTGGTTATTCCTCCGATTTCTGCGCCTTTTTAGCTTTCTTGGCAGCTTTCTTTGCCTCTTTTTCAGCCTGCGCCATCTCAGGAATGAACTCGCGGAAGATATTGTTGTAATTTCCGTTGTTGCCGGCCCATTTCTTCACGATAGCCATAGCCAGACCGGCTTCCTCAGAATAGGTATCAGCCTTTTTAGGCTTACGAATGGTTACTTCCTTGCCATCAACAACCTTTTTCTTGATTTCCACATTATCCATGCAGTTTACAACCGTCTTTGTGCCGTCAGACCAAAATACGATTGTTGCCGGATTCTGGAACAGGACTTTCTCGATACCGTATGCTCCAATAGGCTTGTCCTCAACCATTGCTTCTACACACAGTTTGTCACAACGATACGGGCTGCCGCATACATGATTGATCTTTCCAGCGTAAGTCGTGCCGTCCTCGCACTCAATAGTTACTCTCTTAAATTTCTTGTCCGCTAAACTTCTATCCATATTGTCCTCCTTAATACCTAACTGGTTAAAAATGTCTCTAAACGATGTTTCTCCCGGAATAGCGCATGACGCTATAACCTGATCTCTTAACAATCCGATTGTGGCATTTTGACATTTCTGTGAAAAATCCTCTGTGATACTCGCAACCGGTATATCATCAAAATCCGGCCATGGTTCTCTGAGACAGCGTGCTCTTTCGATGCTCACTCTCCGCCACTGTTCTGCCGATGTTGTTGCCGTTACCTGTCTTGCATTTTCCCACCATCGGTTTTCGGTAAATGCCGAGTGTTGCATCACTCTGTCAAATGTTTGTAATGGTGGTATCAGCCGTTCTTTCGGTAATCCAAAGCGTTCAAAACCCTGCATGGCAAACGCTATCGGATCGGGTAACTGTGCCGCTTCTGGCGGTCTCCACGGTTTCTTTTCTTTCTCTTCCATTGGTGTCCTCCTTGTGATTTATTATCAAGGGTGGTATGCCCTTAATCTCATGTTGAAATTGTTCTCGATTTTCGCCACAACGCAGTCCTTTTTCAGTATGCACTTAGCACATTTTTCGAGATTTCTGTAAGGTTCTCTGCCAAAACACGGTTGAAACAGTTTGTTTATGGCAGATTTCTTCATTTTCACTTCAAAAGGTATTTCAAATCCATCTTTCAGATGAGAAATATCCGGCATATCATACTCTTCATCCAGTGTAGGCTCAGATATTTCCTTAATTTCCGCAAGCGGTATGGGGTCTCCGAGCCATTCATCCATGATAAAGAGCTGTGGTCTGGTCTCATTTTCCATCAATATTCCTCCTATGCCTCTATCAGTGTGAATACACGTTTATACACATCCTTATCCGGCAGACACCGCAATTTATTCAGTGTTGTGTTTCCAAGATAAACATTATATGTGCAATCCCCTATGGTTAATGTTCCTGTGCTGCCCGGATCATTCAGATCCACTTGTACGCTATTGTGCTTATTCAGTATCGCCCGTATGGTCTTGCATACTTCCTCATTTTCTTTTTCTGATGCAAGGCAATCAAAACACGGATTTTTATTCTTTGATGATCTCATAATATTCGCCCTCACACTCTTTCGGAGCCATAGTTCCCCATCCGTCAGCCTTTCTCAGTTCATAATGGGTTCCTCTGTCGATGGCAAAAAGTTCTTCGCCCTTATCAATAGTCATTTTCATGTTCTTCTCAGTGTCATTCACGACAATATCCTGTAAAAAACGTGCTATCATGTCTCTTTCTCCTTTATCACTTCGGCAAACGCCGGATTCTCATGCAGCTTTTCAGTAGGCCATCCCATGTGATGATACAGTTTTTCCATAAATTCAAGGCACTCTGCCTTATCATACGCCAGTAGGAAACACAGTAATTGTTCTCTGTTGTACATCACTGATGGTCCGGCTCCCATTTTGATGTAATCATAATCTGGGTAACGTACCTGAAACTCATTCGTTGTTGCCGCCAGTATCTCAAATTTCACTGCTGATCCGTGCGGTTCCCTTATGCAATGTCTGAATGGTATCATCCTCTATCCCTCACTCTTTTCTCCCATCTCTCGTGTTTTCGTGCCATTTGTTCCTCATCAACCGTAAGTGAAAGTTCTCCGGCACACTGCACAACATCCGTGTATTCCTCCCGGATATTGGCAATGGCTTCTTTCTCAGTAACCGGTGTCGGATTCTCTTTTCGGATGATCCTTGCCATTTTGAGAGCTGCCTTTGCAAGTTCGGTACATTCCTCTGCAAGCTGTTCCAACATTGCAGCTTCGCCAATTTCTTCAATGATTTTCATTATCTCTCCCTCTTTGTGATAATTTTCAATCTATCCAGTGGGTATGTCTCCACTTTGCCATCCTCCAGAACAACAACCGCTTTCGTTCCAAACAGACTTGTGACTGTATCTATCCATGTTCCTTTTCTGTTCTTGCAGTGAGCGCAATCTGGTATCTCATTGCACATATCAGCAATATCGTTACAGAATTTGCACTCTGCATAGCTTCTTGTGATTTCTACCGGTCTATCCATTTCGCACATCCTCCGATACGTCAAAATTCTCTAAATGCTCATATTCGACAGTTTCTTGTCTGATTTCAATTTGATTTTCGCTATGCGTTTCTGTTCCCTATCCATCTTTTTGATGCACTTATCCAACTGCCTTGCGTATGGACTGCTATTCGGGTCTGAGCACTCCATGATAAAAGCCTCTCTGTGTGGAGACTGATAAGGGCTTTTGTATCTGTATTTTTCGTATTCTCTTCTCTCTGCCACTATCAGAATCACAATTTTCAATACAAACCACGCTGTATTGAGCAAAACTAACCCTACGATAACCGCAACAACCGTCTTTACCATCTCTCTACCTCCGTCTTTTACACTAAAAATTTCTCAATTCTTATCTCTCCGCATTTCTTACACCCACATCTGCATACATCGTACTTAAAACCGCTGTAATCATGTGCCGTCCAGAGGACTTCCAACACTTCCCACTCATGCCTGCACGAAAGAAAACACGATACTAAAATCTTGTCGAATAACCTTTTATACCACGGTTCTTTTTTGATTTGCAT